ATCTGAACCGGGTTCGAGCCTGCACCACTTACGCTGCGGTGGGAAGATGCCAGACTGAAGACGATTAGCAAAACGCTGAGTTGAGTTGATTGCAGTCGAGTCAAACACTCGCGCCATCTTCTTAGCGCCTTGCGAATTGCCATCATAGTAGCCATACAACTGACGTTGAGGCAAAGCGAACTCATACGCATCACGATATAAAGACTCAAACAAGTCTTTATTTCTTTGAGCTTTCTCAGCACGACGCAGGATTTCATCCAAAGCCATCTTCTTGCCTTGGTATCCTTTGCGCTTCTGGCCCTTCATGTACGATATTTCAGCCATTATTTCAGCCTTTCTTTCATAAGCATTGGTCGTTCTACGCTACGAGGCTTCATGGCTGCTTTGGCTTGGCCTACCTCATCATCCATTATTTGATGAATTTCTTCTGCACGTTTTCCACCAGCTTCGCCAGTTTTATAAATAGGCCATTTGCCAGAATTGATTTCACTTTTCCAACGATTGTATAAAGCGTTTTCATCTGTAACAATCTTATTGTCAACCCATCCGGGTACTGTAGCAAACTGACCTTTATATTTACCTTCTGGAATATAAATGGTATTTGAATAAACTGTTATTGGATTACCTTGCTCATCACTTCCAACATTACCAGTACGAATTGATTCTCTATGGTACTTAACAATGTTTTCTTCGGCAGGAGTTAGATTCAAATCATCCATTATTCGTACCACTCCAATGCTAAGTAAGCAGCATGGTTAGTGCCATTTACGTTGGTTAGTCTAAACATGTAATTGGTTAAAGGCTTTAATACATACTCTAATGATCCAGCAGTACCACCGCCAGACTTTTTGCCTGATCCTCCGGGGATAATCTGTGCGTCTAACTGAGTTCCAACAGAGGTAACTGTCGGGTTAATAATCATGGCAACTTGGCTGCTAGTCGTATAATTGCGATTCCTATTGAGAGGAGTAAATGACGTACCGCCCGTAGCCACCGTGTTCTCATAAATATATAACTCCGCATCTCCAAGACATAAAGCATCAACAGTCATGTGTGGAATAACACCAGATGCTGAAGCCAACACAATATCAATACTTGCTCCATCAGCTAATGGAGATGTATAAGGATTTATCTTGTAAGCAAAATAAGCTCTGCCATCGTGGTTACGCTGATGGTTTACATCCACCATAATTGTCGGCGCATCAGCACCAGCAACGACGTATTCACCAGCATTGTTCTTCTGAACAATCGATACTAGTCGTGACTTAGTATTTAATGACTCGATGCCAACCGTTATGACAGCCATTGTTAGGCTTTCTGCTTAGTCGCTTGCTTTGCTTCTGATAACGCAATAGCCACTGCCTGCTTAGGATTAGTTACTTCTGGACCACCTTTGCCAGAATGCAACGTACCAGCTTTGTATTCTTTCATTACCTTCTTAACTTTCTTTTGAAATTTGTCCATTACAAACTTACTCCTTTAGAAAGCATAGGGCGAGACAAACTACGTACACGCGCACGTACACGAGACAATTTTCGCTCACCCATTTCACGTTGAACTAATTCTGTTTCCTGCTTTGATTTTGTTATGCTTTGTTTTCCAGCCTCTAGTTCAGATGCAATTTGTTTTTGCAAGGCATCTTGTTCAGCTAGCGTTTTATCAAGTTCTGCTTGTGCTGCTTCTAACTCTCTTTGAGAAGCTTTATCTTCTCTTTCGGAGACAGCAATAATATCTTGGCGTAATTCAGGATTATCTTTTAGAATTTTTGCTGTGATATCTGGGCTACCGGCCTCCCAAGCATTCCATACTGGACTGCCCGGCTTAGGCATAGCAAACTCAGGACAGCCAGATTCTTCATTCATGCTGTTTTTTTCATGGCCTACGGTATATTGTTCAATATCCATATCCATCATTTCAAATGCTTTCTTTAATACTGGCTCAAGCTTTTGAGCTAACGGCAAAGGCAAGACTATCTCACCCGGAGTTAGGTGGCCCATGACCGTATCGCCATTCTCACCTTTGTCTGCCATCTCTTTGGCATCATCCGTTTTGATTTCGATTTCCATAATTACCCCACAGTATTCATAGATGCACCAAGAGTGCCTGCAGTGTCTGCACCTAGCACACCCATCTCAGGATTAATACGCACATCGGAAAGTAAAGCGCGACGACCAGAACGAACACGCGCACGTAACTTGGATGATTCCTCCTCGCCAAGCTTTCTACGCTCTGCTTCTAGTGTGGCAGCAGTAGCTTTAGCTTCAGCTTCTAGTGATGCCTTCTGTTCTGAGTATTTAGCAGTTTCAGCAGACAATCTCTCACGAGCTACCTTAGCTTGTTCTTGTTGAGCTGCAATTTGTTGCTGCATTTGAGCTGTTGCTGTACGCGCTTCAGCAGCAGCTTGGTTCCTTGCTTTAGCAGCCGCTTTAGATGCTTCACTTGCTTGATATACAGAGCCAGCCAAAGTTGCGGCAGCTATCCAATACATACCTAATGGCATAATGACCTCCAAACATGACAATGTTCGAGAAATTGTATCTGCTTTGATGCAAACTACAATACAATGATATCACCTATATATCATTATTTAAGCAAATACGTCAAAGTCTGTGGATGCTGTACCTTGTTGGATGAATTGACCTGATAAACCTAGTGGGGTTTTGGTCATTCGTCTGTGTTCGCCACCGCCTAGCATCAAATATCCAAATGCGTCGCCTACGTGGGAGTGTTCATTCTTATTGGGTGAGTCGCGGAACCGCTCTTGTCCTGCGCCGACAGCCACACGCTTGAAGTGATAGCCACCAGCTAGGGACTTTCTTAGCAATTTGCAACTTTTATCAACTAAAAGCCCGGGTTTTCCTTGAATAAGTCGGCCCATTGGTGCGGCTGCTGCTTCTCGACGGACCTTAAAGTCGTTCGATGGGGTAGGTTGAGCGCGTAAACCTAATGTTCGCAGGTGGTCAAACGCGGTTACTTCGTAAATTGCGTCTCGCTGCATACCAGCCGGGTCGCCCCAGACCATTATTTGCGACTTTGGAAACTTAATATTCAATTCAGTTAGTAGTTGCTGACCGAATCGCTCAAGGCCCATGTCAAAAGTCACGATCTCGTGCAGTACATGCCATGCACCTGATGGCATTTTCTGTCCGATGACTGCGGCTGGGGTTAAACCAAAGTCCAGACCAACTTGGATTGGTAGGTTTGTGTCGTACTCTAGGTCCAATGACATTAGGTTGTCGTCGTATTCAGGCCAAACGGGTCTACCTTCTTGGACATAGGTATATTTACCTTCGGCGTAGCAGCGTATCCAGTCTAGGTTTTTACCTAAAAGCATTTGCTGGTAGTAGCCAGCGGGTAGGTTACTTATGTTTTCTGCCTTTGGATTTGGCTTCCACCATCTGCCTGATGCGTATATGTGATCGTTAGCTTCTGGATTCTCAGGTAGCATATCCAGTTCTGCCTCGACCACTCCACCCGGTTGACGGAAGAAGTCCCACTTATAGGCTCCTGACATCTTCTCCTTTTCTGCCATGCGGAACCACCAGTGGTCGTCGTCCATAGGGTTAGTGTCCATAATAATGCCGTGCCAACTTGCTCCACCGTCACGCTTGGTAGGATAGCGCCCGACACGATGGGTAAGCCCATCAATAACTGCCTTTGGAAGTTCTCTGGCTTCATTTACCCATGCTCCTGTCAATTCCAACGAGAGAAGTTTTCTCACATCCTTTGGTTGATCGAGGGCAAGGAATATGACTTCGCAATCGATGCCAGCAGCACCGTCTCTCGCAGGCAGTTTGATATGGTGAGTAATCGGTGGAGTCCACAGTAGTGGTCCAAACGTATTCTCTGGGAACATATCTATCCATGTTTTTATCGTCGTCGTCTTTAACATTGGATAGCTGTTTCGCACAATGGCAAAACGGCTGTACTTAATTCCATCGATAGGGCTAGGCTTTTGCTGTACGGCCTTCATCATAATCTCAGCACAGCAGGCGTATGACTTACCTGATCCTACTGGCCCCATGACTCCACGCACAAACGCTTTAGACTGCAAGAACCTCCATACCATTGGACTGGTGGAAAAGTCTAAGTTCAATCCTGTTTGCGGTAAAGCCTTTTCGCCACTATCTTTAGTTTTACTCATTTACTTCCTTTGTGCGTATCTTTTTCAAAACCCATCGAAACAAACAAATTATTGCTATTGGATCAAATGGAAGCATTATTCACCTTTCGCAACTTCAACCATTAATGAAAATGACATAGCTACAAACTGAGCGTCTTCGTCTGTCATATTATTAAGATAGATTCGTCTGCCAGCAGAAGTATCAACAAACACTATGCTTTCCCCTGTTTGTTCTTTGTAGGTTTTTACAAAGTCATCTATATATTTCCTGTCAGTCATGCTGCCCCCTTGCGCGGATAGCTATAGCAATTCCTTCAGCCGTGTCGCTGCTACAAACATCATCTGCTACATCGTAAGAATCACACACCTTCGCGCACTCCTCACGCTCTATCCAAATCAAATTCTGAAACTTCTGCAGCTTGTTCATAATGTCAGGAGTAAAGTCAAAGCCAGCTTCTTCTATCATGCGTAATAACTTGTGTTCATTCATTGTTGCTCTCCACATCAATGATCTCAGGTGCTTTGACATTAATACCAATGACGCTAGGCTTATCAGATTCATCTGCCGTATCCAACAAACCACTAGCCTTCGCTAATATCCTTAGCACGCCCACTTTGTCGTACAGTTCAATATCCAATGTACGATTACAGTTGCCATCTTTGTCATATCGCTCATTGACCTTAATCGACTTAATGGCTTGCAGGGCGTGGTCAGGAATATCTTTACTGGCTTTAATCTTAATATTGCCTGCTTCATCCCATTCCATCACATCGGATATCTTGGTATTGGCAATAGTCAGCAATGCGTAAGCGACCGCTTCCCTGTTCTTGGCGATAGTGGCAGAACCGCCCAGCCGTTGCTGAACATTCTTAACGCCACCCCAATTCTTAATGCTGGGTATTTGTTTGATTGTCATCTGTATTTAGGAGCGCAACTAACGTCGACGACCACCTCTGCTGAGAATCCATTAATAGTTCTACGGCTGTTAATAACAACAGCACGAGTGCCATTGTGTTCGCATTCATTAATAGCCATAATAACTTCGTTCCTAGTCATGGGGAGCATTCTTTTGTCCATGACTAATTCTATTTCTGGATGTGATTGAACTTGCTTCTGTGAGGCGCAGCCTACCAATAGGACTGGCAATAGGACGAATAGTCCTTTCATAGTTTTCTCCTTTGCGTGGGTGAACTAATATGGGTGGGGACTAAGCCATCGATGGCTAGGGGCCATTAAGCAAAGGAGGAGACAACCTAATCCCCATACATATTAGTGCTGGTTACGATTATCCAGCGCATGTGTCGATGCTACATTGGCCCATGCCGACTAGGTTGTTGGTACTCGCTGCGTCTGCGTGGCTACCGGCTTGTCAGCACACCAGCGGGACTACGCCCCGTTGCAGCATCCGCTTTCCCAACACGACTGAAGACTGCGACCTTACGGGTCCGCCTAGTCACTAGGACACTCCGCTGATCTCACTACCTTTAGTCCGGACTTTCCGGTAGCAAGCCAATCCTCATGCGTGTTAGCCCTAGTCTTTCCTAAGCGTCATGCCTTTGTCTTACCTAAGACCAATCACGGACTCGAACCGCATTCTCCTACCAAGCCTCGGCAAACGAGCCAGAATCGAACTGGCACTATCTTTGTTGGTGGCCGGTGCTAATCTCCGGCTTAGTCGTCGTTCAACCCCCGATACTTTTACAGACTTACCCTCGGGGATAGCGGGGCTGCGCATCAGCCTGCGCATTCACCAACACGGCTGAAGACTAGCGCAAAGCATCAACCGGCGAACCGATCTGTATCTTCACTTGTAACTAATCCTCATGCGTGTTGGTTGTTGGTACTCATTGGCCCGTGGCAAAACGAATCTCCGCGCTCCACCATATAACAACAAGTACCAACAGGGATGGACACTCACTCTATTTCTCGTCGGCTGTGGTGCGGTCAGCCATTCAAGTAAATGCCCATTCATGTTGGGGCTAGTAGCGCCAACTACTAACCCCGGATACTACGTGCCAAGAATTAAGGAGGTTCAGGCAGATAAAGAATATCAGAACGGAATATCGTCGTCCATTGAATCTTTACTATCGCTAGGAGCATACCCATTGCCTTTATCTATGCTGTGCCCAGTAGGTTCAGCAGGGACCATCTTTCCCAACTTCACTGAGTAGAATACATCCCCAGCTTTCGTCTTCTTTTCCCATGCTGACAGATAAAACTCCTGACCATTTAGTCTCATTTTCCCAGACCAATCAGGACTATTCTCAGACTTCTTCTTTTTATTTACAAACAAATTACCGTTGTCATCCTTCAACTCGTACTTAGTATTACTAAAAGTCATGTGGCTCTCCAAAGAGATTATTAAAAGGTACTTGCAGAATCCTGCGGTTACACTATACTTGATTTCGTAGGGGCCATCACCCAGCCCTCCCGTCGGTAGCTTGTGACCAAGGGAATAAACGTGGCGTATAGGACGGTACTCCTTATTCATACCCCCGGATGGGATCAGGTACAGAATATCGGGACCAATACTCCTTGCAGAACTAAACCTCTGTTAGCCTAGATAAACTAGAACAAGCATCCAGCAATGGATCACACCCATATAAAAAAATATGGGTAAGGTTCTTTTATTCCCACACAAAAACATAGTCAAGCACGCTGTCAGGCCACCCAGAGCCTGCAGCAGTGCGATCACCAAACCTAGCCGTCTACTTTCATACTCAGCGTTATATAAAAAATAGTCATAAAAAGCTTCTTCTTCATATCAAACTGCATCTGTAAAACCTGAAAAAGCTGGGAAAAATTGTTTGTGGTGCCCCCGGACAAAGGCAGAAGGGGGGGGAGGGCATATGCGCTTATTTGTTATGTACCTGCGGCAGGCACAAGCCTGAGAAAGTATGACAGCCGATGCGGCGGTTCACGTCGATAAGCCTGCCAGTCAACCAGCACGTCGTCAACTGCCTGCTTAAATGTATCCAAGTCAACGCCACTACTAGCTAATACTGATAGTGAGTGCTTATCTGCATCGGTTATCTGTCGGGCAATACCAATGACAGAACATGCTTTCAACCACAGTCCGCAAGCTTCATTAACATTAAGGGTCTGACCCTTATTATCTTTCCCCGTTACCGCTACCGGATCAATTGTTACTTGGGACTGTGTTTTCAGTTCACATTTGGCTATTGCTTTCAGCGTCTCTTTGATAGTCTTTTCTTGGTGCGATGGGTGCAAGTCGTCGAAATTAGCTGTCTGCAGTAATTGCTTGTTTGACAGCTTTTCATCATAGATAACACGGTAGATTTGCGCAGTGCGTTTCATCTGGAATTGCTTAACTTTGACTAAATAACCATAATCAATAAGCTTCTTTAGCTGCCGGCTAACTGCTTGCCTGCTGACACCTAAGTCCCTGCCAAGATTATCCATTCCCGGCCAACACAAGCCTGCCCGGTTCGCATAGCTGCAGATAGCTAACAGTACGCGATACGCTGCAACACGTATGCGCTTGTCTTTCACTACTCTTATCGGGACAATTGTGTATGCCCGTCTGTCGACTGGCTTTTGCTGCTTGATTGTTGGTGCTTCCGGTATCTCAAAGCTTTGCATTAATCATCCTTTGGACTTTATCCGAAGTGCTTTCATGCTGCCTGCAGTATTCCCGAATCGCTTGCTCTGCGATTGAAACCCTGCTTCGCCGCTGATTCTCTGCTGCTTTATCCAGCATTTCCCGAACATCTCGACGTAACCTTAGTAATGTAGCGACTTGATCCATAGTTAGAATATATCACTATGCAATCATCGATAGAAATAATTATGTTGACGACTGCCAATTGAATCTCTACTGTTCGAACTGTCAGCAATGACACATGTCAACTAACCGAAGAGGCCAACATGAATAAGTACATTCTCGAATCAATTCAAGAACATGCAAACAATCTATTTAATGAAATTCCCGACCATGTGCGCGGCCTCATTCATGCCGCTAACTTGGACTTGTATTTTGGCCCGAATGAACCGGACGATGATTATCCCGGCTTTACTGCGGCACTTGACGCTATTGCCGAAGCACTGGAAAACCTAAATATTACCGACGTTTACGTTGACGACTGCGGCATTCTTGAATGCGAGCCGGAAGCATATTTCGACGACGAGCTACAAGAATGGATTGAGCCAATGGACTATTACCAAGTCGAGGCCAAAGACATTATCCGCAAAATAGTAGGCAAAGAACTAATTCAATATATTTAACCAAAGAGGGAATATAAATGAAAACAATCAACATTCTAGTCTGTATCCTTTGCAACCTGCTTGGAGGTTTCCTGCTAGGTGCATATTTCTTGAACCATATTGACGGGTTGACGTTCTTCTTTACCTTCGGTACGGCCTTGTTCTGTGCTGTCAGTAGCCTAACGAGGGCCTGATTATGTACAAATACCAAGTCTCTTTTTACAAGCGCTTTGTTAGTGGCCCACTTGAGGGCATTGAACTCCGCGACAAGGTACGTTTCGCAACACATAATGACGCAGAGAAGTTTGCCCAATGGGTAGAGTCTAAGCAGGTTAAACAGTCGTCAACATGCACCACGCAGTACCGTACCGAATGCCCAATTATTGAAGCAATTACACATTAATTAACCTAAGAGGGATTAATCATGAATGACAAAACTTATAACGGTTGGACAAATTATGCTACTTGGCGCGTCAACCTCGAAATGTTCGACGGTTCCGAAGACTATTGGACTGCAGAATCAGCGCGTGAACTAGTGGAAATGATTATCGAAGAAAGCACTCCCGAAGGCGTGGCAAGGGACTATGCAATGGCATTTATTTCCGATGTCAATTGGCATGAAATAGCAGAGCATTATCAACCGGAAGAAGAAGAGGAGGAGGCCTAACCATGATTACATTCGACGAAAGCCTGCCAGTATTGACAGCACACCGAAACCCTACACGCGCAGAAATTCGCTTCGGTTATGGTGCGACACATTACAAAGACCTACCCAGAATCCTATTCACTAAACCCGACGGTACTCTGAAGCGATGGACAGTTTGTCCTATTGATGGACTGAGGTATTACCGCTAAAGGATAATCAATTATGCAAGTAAACAAACACACACGCGCAGGCAAGCAAGGCAAGTTTATTGCCTGCCCTAACTGTAAGCATGCGTTTAAGGTATTCCACTTTTCATGGACTGCCATTCAGTGCCACAAGTGCAAACACATGTCAGACAAATATCACTTTGAATTAAAGCCCGTTTAAGCAGTCCTAAGCAGCACAAGGCTAGTCTGGTATCGGCTAGCCTTTTTTAACGCCGTACAAACCCTATAAACCGTTCACGGAGGCCATTACATGTACACACTTGAAACAATCTACACACACGCACCAAGAATTACCGAATCAGAGGCACTGCAGGCATTATTTTTACTGCAACTATCCGAAGACAGCGGGCATTCAATCAACCAAGAAACCATTCAGCGAATCATTGACGAAGTATCGTTCCCTTATAACTAAACGAAGGAAAAATCATGGTCGGAAAAGTCACGCCCAACACAATGCTATCGGCATCGCGTTTGCCTGCCGTCATGGGTTACAGCAAATACCGCAGTCCTAATGACGAACTCAGTAGCAGCATAGATGCACTAGGGGGCAAGGAACCGGAAGGTATTAGCAATGAAGCAATGGACTGGGGCAATACTCTTGAGCCAGTCGTTATAACGGAATGCGCGAAACGGTTGGGACTGTCAGAATTTAAGACAAATTACACCGAAGCATTTTTCCATAAGACGCTACCACTATGCTGTAGCTTAGATGCCACTGCTATCGGAACGGGCGCAACTATAGAAAGTAGCGCAGAACATGGTATTTTTGTCGTTGGTCAGGACTCAATTGTCCTAGATGGCATGGGTATTATCGAGGCCAAGGTCACAAGCATGTCAGCAGAAGACAGCCTGCCCTTATACCGTGGTCCTATTCAATTGCAAGCGCAAATGGATATCACGGGCGCGAAATGGGGCGCAGTTGCAGTCCTATACCAAGCAAGCAAGCTTCGAATATTCCTATTCGCACCACACGCAGGAACCGTCAAAGCTATTGCCACAGCAGCAATGGACTTTCAGAGAAGGCTTGACATTTGGCAAGCTGAAAAGCATATTGACTATTATCCACCAATTGACAGCTCAGATGCCGACCGAACGTGGGCAGAGGGAACGCCAGAAACTGTCATTCTGGCTGGAGACTTTGAGAAATACGCCCGTGATATTTATGAGGCTAAGCAAGATATCAAGCAGAGCGAGGCCATCATTAATGACCGTGAGACAAAGATCAAGGAGGCCATGATGCAGGCCACCAAAGCAAACATCGGTAAGTACACAGTGACTTGGCCCATGCGTAGCTACAAAGCCGCTGAGGAGCGCGTAGTGCCTGCAAAGGAGGCGTACTCAGTAAGACAATCCAGCCTGACTATCAAGGAGAACAAAGACCTATGAAAACTCAACGTGAAATGGATATCCTGCTTCGGCATACAGCATTCGACGACACACCTCATATCGTGGACTGGCTAGCGGATCACGGAATGAGCGACGAATCAAAACATCTTGCAAAGATGTACACATACCAAAAGCATTTAGTAGCGGAAATTAAAAAACTAAGAAGGAAGGAAAAGAAATGAGCGCACTGACAGCACACCGTGGCTTCACACCACAGACCATGACGGAGGCAATGGAGTTCAGCGAACGCCTGTCCAACAGCCAGATGGTCCCAAAGAACTACCAAGGAAAGCCAACCGATATCTTGGTCGCTATGCAATGGGGCTTTGAGATTGGTCTAGCGCCCATGCAGGCCCTTCAAAACATATCGGTTATCAACGGCAAGCCTTCAGTCTACGGAGACGCTGCAATGGCTCTCGTGCAGGCTAGCCCTGTCTGTGAAGACGTTGAGGAATACTTTGAGGGCGAAGGCACACCCAACCCAATCGCAGTCTGTATCGCGCATCGGAAAGGGCGTAAGCCAGTAACCGCTAAGTTTTCTGTGGAAGATGCCAAACGTGCAGGCTTATGGGGAAAGCAGGGACCGTGGTCAGCATATCCAAAGCGCATGCTACAGATGAGAGCAAGAGGCTTTGCCCTACGTGACGCATTCCCAGATGTGCTTAAAGGATTGATAACAGCAGAGGAGGCGCAGGATTATCCTGAAGACAAACCGATACCAGTCAAGGATATAACGCCTGCCAATCCGTTAGATGCTATCGCTTTGCCAGAATCAATAGAGGAAATCTATGAGTGTTCAGCGGAGGTTGAGGTGGTCCAAGAGGATGAGCCAATTGAGATACAGCAAAGTGAAGTCGAGGTTCCTGAAGATACAGTTGCCGAAACGAACACGACTGTAGGTAGCTGGCTGTTGTACATTCCCAACAAAGAACCCGTGCAACTAGCATCACTTGACGAATGGCTAGTGGAATACAATAAGCTAGCAGATAAGGTTGCCACGGCAGGCAAGGCTGCGCCACGTAAACGCATGACAGCACTGCGCGAACTGCGCGAAGCAAACGAGGCAAGCATAGGCAGGATTCCTAACATGGCACGGATTGTTTTAACGCAGGCATACCAGACTAGACTCAAGCATTTAGGCGCACAGATGCGAGAGGAAGAAGGGTCGCCAGATACAGCGAGGGTAGACAATGGACCACAACGTCAAGCTTGAACTAGCTAAAGCATATCTACGAGAGCGAGGTAAGTACATCCTTGAACAAGACAAGGATGACAAGACTCGATTCATTCCAAGTCTCGCCATTGAGACTAATGTAGAACAGACCATGAGGGAATACAAATATGCAGTCGAACGAAAGGATTCAGAAAAGACCAACTCACAAGTTGTTCGATTATCTGACAGAAAATTTCGATCTCAAAAGTGATCTACAACTGGCATTAGAAATAAACAAAACACCGTCATCTATTTCTAAGTTCAGAAGCGGCAAGCGTCCGATCACGCCAGCCATAATTATTGCAGTGCATGAGCGCTTTGATATCCCAATCAAAACCATTAAGGAATTATTGTGAGAGGCATAGCGGTTCTGTTACTGTTCATGGCGTTGACGTACCTGCTTGTGTACACATTGAATGAACGTGCATACAAGGAATATCAGCGAGGTTATAACGACGCAATCACCACACAAGGTGCAATAGATAAAGCATGTATTGCATGGTGGTATCAAGTAAATGTTAGGCAAGTTAAGGAAAAAATCTGTGGAAAAAAAAGATGATGTGAAGTGGTGTAGTGCCTGCAACAAATATCAAAACCTTGAATTAGGAGACTGGAAAAAATGCAGAGGAACAAGACGATGGGTGTGCATAAGTTGCAAGGAAAGGAAGTCGGAAAGTTTTATAAAGAGAAAAGATGAAGTGCCTAAACTGCAGTCGGTTTAATCTGCGAGACTATCCACGCCATGTTGCCGTCGGTCTAGGACGGTGCATGGCTGCAGACTTGCACAAGAACGGGGCTGTATTCGTAGGCATACATTCAGAGTTTGAATGCAATGATTACGTATCAGCTAAAGACACAATCATATCTAAACGACAGGAGTGGTATGCGAGCCGCCAAGGTAGATGATAACCAAAAGGCTATAGTAAAAGTTCTGCGCCACATGGGATGCTCAGTACAACACTTGCACTCAGTGGGTGCTGGCTGTCCCGACCTTCTAGTGGGATACAAGAATTTCAATATTCTTTTAGAGGTTAAGGATGGAACTAACGCACCATCAAAACAAAAGCTAACGCCAGATCAAGTGATATGGCATCGGGATTGGAGAGGTCAGGTAGAAGTAGTCAACAGTGAGGATACAGCAATCCTTGCCGTACTTAGAGTAGCGCGTGACCTATCTAATCTGGATGACCTTAAATGAGTTTGTGGCGTAAAAGAAAAATACAGGAGGAAGCAATGGGAAAATTAAAAGAAGCATTAGTATTCCGTGGTGAAGTAGCAGCACTCGAACCTATGAATGATGAATGGATTAACCTAACTGATACTGAGATACAGTGCATTATCAAGGATTGTCCACATCCATACAAGGTAGCTCGTGCCGTAGAGGAAGCGCTACGAGAAAAGAACTGTGGATAAATTTCATCAAGCCACAACAGATCAACTGTACTTCCGTGATCCAGACGTTGACCCACCACCACGAGGCACAAGCATGTTGTTATTAAATCCGGGTGGAGTATGCGTAATCGGAGTATGGGATGACACATGTATTGGATGGTGTCCAAAACCTAAAATACCTAAAGCATTGAAGGAAAAGAATGCGCCCTATCTATGAGACGCAGTTTGATCTAGCCAAAGAGAATGAAGTAAAGGATACGCTAAAGGTAATGTGGGATGTACAGTTCCACAAGATGCCAATAGCGTATCACGTAGACTGGCTGCTAACTAGGAACGGTGAGGCAAAAGCATTTGCAGAACTAAAGTGCAGGAATAATCCTCGTCGTCAGTACCCAACGCTGATGCTGTCATTACACAAGTGGATGCACGGCAAAGACTTGGCTAAAGAAATTGGTGGGAAGTTTATTATCATCGCCAAATGGACTGACGGTATATTCTTTCACGAGCAAGGAACGTGTGATGTGCAGTACGGAGTGGGTGGCAGGAAGGATAGGAAAGACAGTCAGGATATAGAGCCAGTCGTCTACATCCCAACGGATTACTTTAAGAGAGTTACTTAGCTACTGCTTCGTATTGGGCGTAGCATTGCTTGAGGGCAAGTCGGAGTTCGTCTGCTTCTCTACCGATCCTTGCAAGAAATTCTGCATCAGTTCTAAATAACTCTTTTCCGGTACAGGATGCTTGTCCAGAGCCGGAAGTTTGGGACACTCCACTGCCTTCGGCGGGGCGGTCTGCACGGTGCTGCAGGCTGTTACTAAGAGCAATGGCCCTAGCATTAAGGTTCTTAATATCACGGTCCTTCTCCTGTCTAAGCTTATCTGCTTCTGACTGCATGTCACGCTCACGCTGCCTTGCTTCTTCTTGTGCCTTGGCATACTCTGCCATCTGCTTTGCCTTCTCGTGGTCCCACTTCTGTTGGACCTTAGCCTGACCAGCAGAGTCACCCTGCCAGTGGCCTGTACCATACGCACAGACCACGGCAAGAACTGTCCCTGCTATGAAGTACGGATTCATTTAGTAGGAACCTTAGTGCCTTCTAATTTCTTATGGACCTTGATCTTTTTGCAGACCTGAACTTCTTTGCCCTTCTTTGTTTCAGCATGGCAAACTTCTTTTAGTTCCCCGCCTGCATAGCTATTAGCACTAAATGCAGCAAATAGTACAAGTATACTGGCATTAAATCGCATGTTAAATCTCCGGGTGGTTGATTGGTGGAGGAGCTGGCTTACCGCCAAACCCAATGACAACGGGTGC